TTCCTGAAATCTCAGCCACAGTTTTCTCTGACACATGGTGTGTCCAGAGGATTTGATGGTGAGTTTTCCGAGAAACTTGAATGGATATACCGGATTGAGTCTGAGATTCAATCCATTTTATCCCGTTCCAGTCACGAGGATGTCTGGTTATCCGGAGATTATTCTTCGGCAACCGACGACTTTCCGATGGCTGTCACGAACGCCCTCATTGAGGGGATTCTCTCTGAGATTTCCCATGAGCCCACAAAAATGTGGGTTAGGTATGAGGTTTCCCCCCACACTATCCGTTATCCAGACGGTGTGACGGGTTCACAAACCTCAGGCCAGCTCATGGGAAGTTTACTCTCCTTCCCCCTTCTCTGTTTCCTGAATGACTATATTATTTCTAGTTCAGGATTCAGGAAGGGATCTTATATGATCAATGGTGACGACGTGGTTGCCCGTGGGTCTCTTTCCGCTATCCAGAAATGGAAATCCCGTTGCCCTCTCGTGAATCTCAATCTTTCCCTAGGAAAGAATTTTATTCATGAGAGTTTTTGCACGGTGAATTCCCAATTATTTTGGAATGGGAAGGTGTTACACACGGGTAAGGTTTCTTGTCAGACTAGACACGGAAAGACTCTCTCCCGATGCTTCGCAGAGACCCATTTCTATTATGGGGACTGTGATCGCCTCCGAAGAGAGTTTATTCGTCGAAATCTCCATCAGCTACGGGAGTGTCCTAGTTCTCTGGACGTTCCCATTACTCATGGAGGTCTTGGTCTATTCTGGTCCGGTCGAGAGGGGGTTGATCTTAATTTGGCTAAGAGGGTTTACTTGTGTAAATTTCTTCAGCCTCTTTCTAAGAGCTACCCTGTTCCTGGTTTCGATTACCTTCGAGCCCTACCTACACCCACAGGAATCTTCAGTGATGAAGAATTCCAGTTGGGAGGTGGAAGCCCTCAGAGTAATGAGACCCTAGAACTCTTGCGATCTCTTGAGGAAGCCCCGGATTCTATTTCCCGGGATCTTTCCAATTCAGATCTCAAGCTCTACCTCGACCAGACACGACACCTACCACGTCTGAAGAATGCACTTCATTCACATAGTCTTCATCTTCGGAAGTTCCCCCCTCTGGGGAGCCTCCGTTATCAAATCATCTTTGTCGAGAAGGGGAAATTTTCCTTTCTGAAGAATAAGTCTCTTCAGATGGGTTTACATCTCCTTCTGGACCACCTTCTTGAGAGAGGAGGTGGGGAAGAACTCGATCCCGATCTAGAGATTGAGGTTCTTGAGAATGATTTGATAAATTCAGAGAATATTGTCCGTTTGTTTACGGACAGTAGTTCTCCTGCTCTGGACTATGTGGAAATGTATTCCACCGATGATCATGACCGATACATGCATCTTCTGCCAGACATTCAGCCGAAGAGGCCACATCTTGAGGTTTTACCTCACGATGTACCCCTCTTACGACTGCTGTCTCAACCGACAGAGCTTGTAGATATTCCGG